TAGTGATCATAGTTCCTCCGTGTTGATAATTAGTGCGCTACTGTTGTACAAGTATCCAGTGCGCTTAGTTATTATTTGTACTGCATCGAAGTCCGTAGTCCAAGGCATCTCACGATCCTCGAACCCGAAGTCATAGTCATCCCGAATTAGCTTAGATATATTCCAAGCGTACAGCAGGTGCTGGAATCCGTTCACATAAACGAAGTCCTTCTTTACTGATTCAGCGATACCTATATTGGTATCAACCTTTAACTGCTCGATTATCCAGGGGTCATATGCCTTACGGCGTACCTTAATCTCAACCAGATAATCAATGCTCTCGTAATCAAAAGGACTGAACTCGTCCTCGGCTTTGGTCAGCTTGTGCATCCGTGGGAATGCTGCCATTATGTACTGTGCTACTTCTTCCTCCGTCATTGTCCGAACCTCCCTGTGCAGTGATAGAATTTAAATAACCCACCGATATCACGTTCACCTTCACGGTTCTTAGCAATCTCATAGGTTAAACGAGTGAACGCCCCTCGGCTATCTACGTCCTTTGAGGACTCGACATCACCGCTTGACGGATACATAAGCAGAACAATATCAGCATCATTCTCAATGTCCCCGGAATCCTTTAGGTCATACAACTTGAGTCGGCCAGCCTTGGCTCCCTCTCGGTTGACTTGTGCCAGTAGGATAACAGCTATATTGAGATCAATAGCCATCTGCTTAATCTTGTGAGAGATACTAGCGATGCCCTCAGCCTTACCCATCCTAGAGGAGAATGGAATAAGTTGCAGGTAATCAATCACCAGTAGCTTTACTCCGTGCTTCTGTACGAACTGACGTGTCTGACTGTACAGATCATCGGCATTCTTAACAGCGTGAGAAGTATAGATAGGTAATGTCTTAAGCTGGTTGATGGTATTGTGGACTCGCTTCTCCTGCTCCGGGCTAGCTGTCTGATCCTCAACACTGCGTAAGTTCACACCTGAGATAACCTGCGTCAGTCGCTTTGTGAGCTGCTTCTGTGGCATCTCCAAGGAGAATACTCCACAAGCGTGACCATCCTTTGCTACAGCCTGGGATACAATGTACAGGGCCAGTGCTGACTTACCGCAGGAGGTAGGTGCAGCTACAGTCATTACTTCACCAGCGGCTATGCCCCGATTGCCAAGCTCACTATCCAAGTTATTGGTATGCGTCTTAACAACGTCGGGTACGTAGTCACCTGTTTGCATCCTAGCGATGTCCTCCAGTAGCTCGTCGGCAGACGAACCGATCCCGGTTTTATCTTGGCTGAATAAAGGACGTGCAGTAATCTCGGACTCAAGGGTGCTACGAATCTCGTCATAGCTAAGAGCCTCGGACTCCACATTCTCGACAGCAATCCGGCAGGACCGCATAATCTCACGGAGCCTAGCCTTCTCTGCTACGATGTTAGCATAGAACTTAGCCGTAAGCTCGCTGTAAACGCCGTCAGCTACCGATAGGATACCTGCTATGCCACCGACATCGTCAAGCCCTCTAAGGGACTTCAGATGCTCTGCAATGGACACCTCGTCAATAGGCTTACTCAGTTGAGCAAGGTCACCTATAGCTTGGAACAGTAATCTAAATCGTAGTACGTAAAAATCCTCGGCCTCCAGTAAAGGACGCACCATATCATATACGGATGCGTCACCTGGGAATAGGCAGGATGCTATTAATTTTCTTTCAGCCTCAACACTATGTGGCTGGTTCGTCGTCAGTAGGTTTATTTCGTTCATTATCAAGTAATTCTACCAGAGAACGAAGGACTTGTCCAAGGGACTTATGAGCGACACGATTTAACTCCGGCATATGATAACAATCAATTGTGTTATAGATGGAGAGTGATACTTCGGCGGCTTCTTTTATTTTAGTCATTTCGTTGCGGTCTATTTTATTATGTTGGGTCATAAGAATTACTTGCCCCCTACCGAATTGTAAGGGGCAAGCATCTTAGCACAGGGACTTACTCCGACTCTGCTCTTTCGAGCATCCCTATGGCTATCAACGAGTAGCCAATTAGGTCGCGGAATATGTCCTTGGATTGGTCGCCATTAGTAACTACTTTTAGCTGACCATCGTTACAGAAAGCCTTCGCTCTCTGGAATTTGTCCTGCATCCGAATGCATACACCTGTTAAGGGATGAACACCGAACTCGGAGGAGCCGTCAAAGTTTGCGAAGGGGTTATCGCAGCTTTCGCCTCCTGTGTAATCCGAGCATTTGTGAGCGGTTAGTTCCAAAATGGAACTGACCTCGTCACGCCGGAATGTTTCCCACCAGATCTTATCGAATGAGGACATTCTTAGAATGGGGTGTTGTCATTGGTTGGCGCACTTGCAGCTTTTGGCTCAGATGAACCACCGGCTGCTGCTCCGCCCTCTACTGGGTTAAGGGCCAGGGAGAGGAAGTTAGTACCGCTCTTGGCTGTCTTCTTCCAGCCCTTGAGGTAGTAGTCCTTACCTTCGACATTAATCTTCCCGCTGTAGTCAGGATGATTTGGTTTTTCTTTGCGGTCATTGACGAAGAATGTACCGGAGTTTGTGTTATCGTATTGTGACATAATATTTCTTTCGTTATTGGTTATTGGTTGTTAGCGACATCTTCATCCAGCTTTACGGCACGGATGGTTGTGTCAGGTTGTTCTAGCTTGACGCTCAAGTGTTTAGCAAGTGCGTCGATCTTCTGGTTAAGCAATTGATTCTGCTTATCCAAGAGTTTATTGTGCAGGTGTACTGCTTCAATGTTTTCTTTCATCTCTCCGATGATAGTTTCGTAGTGGTTGTCCAGCATTTGAATGCTTGAGATGACATCGATAATTTCGTTTCGTAAGTCCATATTATTTGTGCGCAACAGAATGTTTCGCTTAGAATCCCTGTGATTGTTTGGTTGTAGGTTTAGGTAGTTTACTACCGTGATCATTAGTAGCGTCCGGATCTTTGGTATCGTCAATAGCAAAGAGTCCATTAAGTGCATATTTTCTGGCGTAGGATGAGGCACTGCCAGTAATCTGGGCATCGTCCATACCTTTCTTTGTCTCAGCCTCACGAGCGTAGGCATTAACGTGAATCGAGCTATCACTGCTATCATCTGTGGATGCAATCACGGCGGTTGACTTGACGTATACCCGGCCACCGACCTCAACCATTTCATCGGTGATGACTAAGGTGCAGGCCCACTCGGCCAGCAATGGCTTGACGGATGTAAGGATGTCCTCAGCAGAACGGTAGCGGTAACCGCCGAACTTATTAGTCTGTCCCTTCGGTGCTTTCAAAGAGGACTGAATCCCCTGGAGTTTCTTATGTATGTTCATCGTGATTACTGTGGTTTTGTTATTACTCATATTTATTTTTGGTTAGTTTACGGAACAGCTCTTTACGCTGCTTTTGATTTTTACAAGAAGCAAGATCACCTTCACTTGCTCCTAGGTCTTTCAACTCTGTGACTTGTTCAGCTGCTGTCAAGCTATTTGCGAACTTTCTTGTAAGTTGTGTAAGTCCTACTGGATGAAGGACATCGGTCATCTCCTGCTCCAAGTAGGCAGCCATTGCATCCAAAGTATTCGGCAAATCTTCCTTCTGGCCCTTGCACATCTTGAGGAAAAAGTTTTCAACCTTTCCAAGAAGACTGTTGGCCTGGCGGGAGATTACACCTCGTACCATTCCGGTCTGGTGGTCGTGGTCAAGTACCCAGTCCTGCGTCTTGATGTTCAGGATAGGACAGGAGATGGGCTTGTTGGCCTCCCGGAACTCCTTGATTTGATTCTGTGATAGGTATGTCATAGGTATGCTGATTGTGTGATTAGTAATCCGGATGCGGTTCCGAGCGAAGCTCCGAGACAGTAAGTTAATCTAGTTTCCCACTCGCCAAATGCAATCCTCTTTATGTTGAATGTCCACACTAAGCTGATAAGAAACCCAACAATGATAGCCTCAAAGAACTTTTGATGCGCAACCTGCCAAGTGTTAATTACTACCAGCATAACCTGGGTGTAAGCGTATAGGAATGTTCTAGTCATCTGCTCCAATCTCACAGGATTCACCACAGGCCGATCCTGTATCTAGGAATACGTCGTAGTTTGCGTCCGAGAACATTTGC